GTCGGTCCGTCAGGATGTCCTAACTCACCGAAAGCTCTTTTCTTTTCTACGAATTCTTTATTGTATCTACCTACTTCTTTAGATAATACATCTACTGGGTAAACTCTACCATTACGATTTTTAATGTCACCTTGTAGAAAGATACCACGAATTTTATAGTCTTTGCCACCATTACCTTTATCTTCGGTAATTAGTTCAACATTCTCTATAGTCTCTGTAATCAGTTTCATTTATCTTACCTCTACTATGATAGTATAACTATCACCGTTGTTAAAATTTCTTGTGGTAAACAATACATCACCAGCAGGTGATGAGTTAGCAGTTAAGGTTGCATTGTTTACAATCTCATTACCATCACTTCTTAAATCCCAAGAACCGCTACCAGATAAAACAACTGCTGTTGCGTTAGTAGTGCCTGCCCATAGAATTTCTACAGCGCCCTTTGGATCTTGTGTGTTGATAGACCAGTTTAACTTAGATATTTTCTTCGTTGCATCCTCGGTCATGTAAGTTAATGCCGAAGCATCCATCTTTTTGACTAAAGTTTCCCCACTACCATCAGAAATGCTTGTAAACTTCATAGAAGTTTTCTGACCACTTACATCAGCAATAGTTTGACTGGTTACCGTATCGGCCATTATATTACTCTACTATTTTAGATTCTAATTCTCTAATAACTTCTTCTAACTGTTCTTTTTTAGCTCTTAGTTTTGCTAAATCTTCACCGTCAACTTTACCGTTATTGTTTTTATCAATTTTCTTTTGAGCAGGAGAAAGTTCTTCTTGATTATGTTCGCCTTCACCAGGATGATAAGGTTCTTTTTCTGCCTTTTTCATCTTATGGTTAGAAGCCATTTTCATACCTTCATCTTTTTTCTCATCTTCTTTACCACCGTCTTTTTTAGCTATTGCTTTCTGCAATCCTGCAGGAAGTTTTTTCTGAGCGGCAGACAATTCTTCGTTTAAAGTTTCACCTTTAAGTATAGAAGCAGCAGATTCTGCAAGTCCTCTACCAATATGTTTGTAATTACTATGCATTTGTTATCCCCTTATGCTGTAAAGTTTTTATCTTTTCTTAATTCTAATATGATATAACCTGTTGCCGAAGCACCAATAGTTTCTAAGTCACCACTTGTTGCACCAGCATTTGTAGCGTCATTAGCAATAGCAGGTCCTGCATATACGCCTGTACCTGTTAATCTAATTGCGTGTGTATCTGTTGATGATCCTTTGAATTGTATTTCTACTGAACCAGCAAGGGCGTGATGTATTTTTACAATACTTAATTTTGCACCGTTAGCGTGTCCTGATAAACCACTTGCGTCTACTGCCGCAGCAGTAGTAGCACTATCACCTGCGTGATCTAGACGAACTACAACTAGACCGCCAGCAGAACCGGCACCCGTAGGTATCGTGTCGTCTCTTAATGTTTTTGTTGCGAATGCCATAATTGTCTCCTGTTAACTATTTATACTATCTAAGAGTTTCTCTCTCTAAATAATCCATAATTTTATTTGTACTAACGCCATACTTTTTAGAAACAGCGATAATATTAGTATCTATCTTGTCTAACGAATCAGAATTGTTGAATAAATCGTCTATCGCCTTCTTCATTTTAGGCGATAATCTCTTATATTCTCTACTCTTTTTATGTTCTGATTCGTTTATTAACGAAACATATTCGTTGTATGTTTTCATTGATTAGACTTTATCTCCAGAAAATGGGTCAACTTCAGTATATGCAACACCTTGTCCTGTACCTAAAATATCTTCTTTAGGTTGTGCTTCTACTTCTACAGTAGGTTCTTCAGGTGTTTCTTCAGTTTCAGGTTTATCATTCATCCATTCACCTGCAACATCTTGACGCCTATCGTCTAAAGCCGCTGAAATTTTGCTAGCAAGACCATTTTTAAATGATTTCTCAGCATTAATATTATCTCCTTGAGATAGAGAATCTACCATATCTTTAACATAATTAGGTATATTATCAGCATTATCTTCTACTGATTTTGTTTCTTCTTCACTCATCATTTTCTCCTTTAGTTGATTTCATTACTTCTTTTTCAATATCATCTTGCTCATCTTCACCTTCTAAAGGATCTGCAATATGTCCAGATTGAACTTCTGAAGCAATTTGTGAATCGATTTCTAAAATCTCTTCATCTGTTTGTCTTAACACACTCTTTCTCAAATATTCTACTGAAAAATATTTACCAACATACGGTGTTAACTCGTTTGCAAGGTTAATACGCTCTCGTAGCATTTCAGCATTCTTTAATTCCGCAAAATGTCCATCTTGTAAAAAATCGTATTGAATGTGTGATTTAATTCTATCCCAGTCATCTATTGAAATAACACCTTTTAATACTAATTGTGTTTTTAATAAATCTTGAAATAGACCAGTAAATCGTTTTCTTAATCTTTGTACAAATTTAGAAAACTTTACTTCGTCTCTAGTTATTTCTGCTGATCTTCCAATACTGAATCCTTGATCTTGTTCCATTCTACTTACTGGAACATGAAGTGATCTATAAACTCTTTTTTGAAAGTATTGAACATCATTAATCTCACCTAGATTTTGACCACCAGGTAGAGTAGAAATTTCTGTGCCTCGGCCACCTTCTCTTCTAGGTAACCAGAAGTCCTCGAGCATTGACATATGTTTTCTGTCATCTCGCATTTCTCCTGTGTTGGCGTCATAGACAAGTTTATTTCTATATCTTGCCATAACATCTTTTAGATATTGTTCTGCCTTAATCTTAGGTAAATTACCAACATCAATATAAAATATTCTTCGCTCAGGCGCCCTTACGATACGATAGATAACTATTGCATCCTCAATCATTCTTAATTGATTGACTGGTTTAATTGCTTTATGTAAATTACTTAAAACAACATTTTTGTTTTGATCGATAACACCAGAGGTGCAATATGAGATAGCGTCTGGCGCTATCTTAACACCCATATTAGAGTTAGGTGAAGTCATACCTTTTTCATTATAGACATACCATTCAGTTACTGCTTGGGTCATCTCTACACCTTTAAGACTTCTTTGTTTTTTTATTTCTCTAACTTTACGAATTTTTCGTGGGTCTATGTATCTAATTTCTGTTAAACCTAATTTAGGTTTATCAGCGTCAATAACTTTATGATAGTAAACTCTTCCGTCTATATACCATCTTTTAAATATATCGTGACCTTTTTCTTCAAACTGCAACAAGGCAAGAATTTCATCAAACTCACTTCTTATTTTAGTTTTAATTTTGTCAGAAAGTTGTAAGTTATCTAGTGATAGACTTACTGATTGATCTCTTTCATTTGATACGATTGACTCATTTACTATATCATCTATAGCAGTATCTACTTCGGGGTAGATTGCAATTTCTCTGTATCGTCTGATTAATTCTTCTTCGTTCTTTGCTCCACCTTCTTGGTCAAGATAAGATCCGAAGTAACCACCAGCGGAGATCGTGGTAGTGCCGTCATCAGATGTAGGGACGGTGAAACTTTGTGGAGATCCACCATCCTTACCTTTAACGGGTCTGGTTATTTGAAATCCAAATAATTCAGCCATTTATATTCCTTTTCATAATATTGTGATACTATTATTTATAAGTTTAAATTAAGTAGTAGTATCTGTTTCAAAGTACTGATATCTAAAAGTACAACTGAAAGTCTCAACAGCCGAGTTATCTGAATAAGATAAATCGATTGGTGCTAGAGTAGTTGGGAATGCACCTCTTAATGTATAAGTTTTAAGAGTACTTCCGTTTCTGTCTAGTTGGTCAACAAAGGCGTCAACTTGGTAGTCAACAGGATTTGTTAAACCTTCGTTATCAGTCATATTATTAATACCATTCATCCATCTTTCCAGACCATTTCTGATTAGGAAATCTGTGTCGTTTAGTATTGTAATAGTCCAAGGTTCGAATTCTCTGTCACCAGCGATGTATAGAGTACGACCTCTAAACGGTATCGGTGTTTCAGAAATTGTCATTCCAGGTAATTGAGCAGTAGTACATAAGAAAGCCAACTGTTGAGTTTCTCCACCTACTGTTGAATAACCAGGGAAAGGCATTGTTACCTTGAACTGATTCGCTCTTGCACCGCCACCAGCGAGACGAGCTTTAAAATCGTTAATATTAGCCATTTTTTATTCTCCTCTTTCTAGGTTAAGCGCCAGCAACTTCAGAAAAGGACACGCCAGTTCTTGTTGCTACGAAGTTTAAAGTTATGAAGTTAATTGAACGGTTAGGTTTGATAAAGATATCAGCCCTAAATTCGTTTCTGTCAACCACTTCGCCAGTATTATTAGTATCATCACACACGACTAAGAAGTCTGTAAGACCTCGTCTGCCTTGTACATCTCTTAAAAACGGTTCAACCGAGTTTCTAAATTGGGCTCTAGTGAATTCGTCATTGAACTCAAATAGTTGAAATTTAGAAGCAGTAGAAATCGCTTTTTCAAGAACGATAAACAGTCGTCTAACATTGATACGATCAAACGCACTTGGTTTTGATAATAATGTTTTATCACCAAATAGTACAGTACCTTGACCAGGGAATGTTGCGACAGGATTTATTCGTGAACGATATAAAGTGTCTCTTTGAGATTTGTTAGGACTATAAGCAAGTTTAACAGAACCTCTAATTTGACCTCTATTTAGACCAGCCGGTGAGAACCAAGCGTCTGCTACATTATCTGTACGAGCACAAAGTCCAGCAATATCTCCGTTCAAAGGAACGAATCTATATACATCATTGTACTTGTCATACATATATTTGTAACCACTATCTAAAACAGCATAAGAAGTAGAAGAAAGAGCGTCAGCAAATTCTTTAACTTTAGCAGTCTGTTCGATAGCGTCTTGAATACTCACAACATCAGCACGAGCAGGTGAAATAAATGCAACAACATCCCTACGGAATTCTGCAACATCAATTACAGCTGTTGATTTTACGACACCAGTAGCGTCAGAGCCTGTTTGTGAAGGTCCAGTCATTAATAAATTTACATCTACTGTTTCACCGTCTTTAAACAAGTCATAAGCAAGTGCTAACTCACCATTTGTTGGTGTGTTATCATCTGTACCACTCGATAATGAATTAGTATAAAGTGCTGAAGCACTTGATCCCACATTGTCGAATGCTTGTGATTGTTTCACACTACCAGCGTTTGATAATGTTGTTTCGTGATCCATCCAGTAAATATAATCTGAATTGTTATAAATTACATCAGCATAATAGTTAGTCGCCCCTTGGCTACTCTTAGCGTCAGACGCTTGAGATAAACCTTCGAAAGTTTCTAAAATAGTGTCAGCAGCACCAGAGATACCGCCATCTTCATCTATTACGATTATGTGTAATTCGTCATTTGATCCGCCATTATTCGAAACATCAGTAGTAGTTCCAGGAGCAGAAGTGAACTGGTCAAAATATTTCCAGTATCTCTTAACAACAGCGTTGTCAACAACAGCTTGTTTTAATCCTGTACCACCGCCTTGGGTGTTTCTCTTAATAGTTAAATCGTTTGTACTGATAGCTGTGATCTCATAAAATTCGCCAGATGGTGCTGAAGTAAATACTCCAGAAGCGTCTCCGAATTCTATTAAGTCGCCAACAACAAATTCTGAACCAGTATCAACGGCAATAGTAGTAGCGCCAACGGCGATCCCAGCTGCATTGTTTACTAGAGAAGTTGCGGTAGAAGCATAAGCGTTTGCGTTAGTACACATAGAAACTTTTAAATTGTTTCCGTGTGTGCCAGCAGTTCTTGCTGCCCATGGTCCTACATTGGCTTGACCGCCAGCATAGTTATCAGTATAATGTGTAGTGCTTTTAATTTGCACGGCAGTACCTGAAACACAAGCGTTAACATTACCTGTGTTAGCACGAACCACCTTTAGTGTATTAGCGTACTGTAAAAAGTTAGCAGCAGTGAAGAAATACTCAAAGGTACTTCCATCGGGTTTACCGAATACATCTACTAGTTCTTTTTCTGAAGAAATCTGT